GCAACACCACAGGCGTGACGATTCCCAACGGAACGGTCGTCGGCTTTGCTGGCGCAACATCCAACGCACTGCTGGTCGCGCCATACCTTGCAGACGGCTCGCAGCCGAGCCTCTACATCTTGGGCATCATGACCCACGACCTGCCCGACAGCGGAGAAAAAGGATACTGCACCACTTGGGGTTTTGTGCGTGACATGGACACCAGCGCTTTTTCGCCTGGTGACTTGCTCTACGCCAGTCCAACGGTCGCAGGCGCATTGACCAACACCAAGCCAACGGCACCTGATAACGTCATTCCATTGGCTGCGTGCATCACATCGAACGCGACGACGGGCATCATCTTTGTGCGGCCAACCATCCAGCAGATGCAGTATTACGGCGTGTTCACCAAGACCACAGACCAGACGCCTGCCGTCATCAACACCGAATACCTGCTCACATTTGACAACACGCAGATCAGCAACGGCGTGACCATTGGCGGAACCATTCCGATTGCGCTCAACGAGACAGTTTCTCTTGCCGCAAACGAATACGTCGAGCTGGCCTTTGCAGCCGACAGCACCAACGTCACAGTTGACAGCGTGGCCGCCACAGCATTCGCGCCAGCCGCACCAGCGGTGGTGCTTTCCGTCACTCAAGTTCAACAATAAGGAGCACACATGGGCGTCCTCGTCAAAGTCCTGATTCCGTCAAAACAGGCTGAAAACGCGCAGACAACGCAGTACACCGCTGTGAACTGCAAAACGGTGATCGACAAGTTCACCGCAACAAACACCAGCGCAGGCAACGTGACCATCAGCGTCAACCTGATCACCAGTGGCGGCTCTGCTGGCGTTTCAAACCTCGTTGTCGATGCTCGCGCAATCGCGCCAGGAGAGACTTACACTTTCCCGGAATTGGTTGGCCAATCGCTGGAGCCAGATGGCTTCATTTCCACCATCGCCAGCGCAGCAACTTCGCTGACCATTCGCGCCTCTGGCCGCGAGATCACCTCATAAGGAGAACACCATGGAAATGCCAAAGATCATGATGGCTGGCTTCACTGGCCTGCCTGAATCCATGCCGTTCATCACGGCGGCCGAGAACAAGAAGAACACCCAGGTGGTGATCGATGACTGGATGCTCGGCCCTGAAAACCCAAGCAACGAGCCAACGGCCAACAAGGTCTACTGGATTGCACTTGGCAAGGCCATGCAGGTGGACGAAAAAGAGGCCCGTCGTCGTCGCTGCTCCAACTGTGAGTATTTTTTCAATGACACCCTGACGCAAGCCAAGATGGACAGAATCCCATGGAACCAATGGGACGATGGTGCTGGCTATCGCGGACTCTGCAAAAAATTCGACTTCATTTGCCATGACATGAGGTCATGTCAGGCGTGGGAAGAGCGCGACTTTGAGATGGATTGACAGGTAATGCAAATGTGGGACAATAACGGCACTGAGCTGTCCGAGCTGCCAGTGGCTCACCCTTCACAGGAGTGCCAAATGAGCAATGCTGCGGTTCAGGAAATTGAGAAGCAAGTGCCAGCAGAGCACCTTCCGATCTATCGCCTGGAGGCCGAGCTGCTCAAGTTGCCACAGGTTGAGATGCCAGTCGATCACGACTTCTGCAATGGCCTCTACGCTCGCACCATGCACATCCCGGCTGGCACAGTACTGACCGGCGCAGTGCACAAGGACGAGTCATTCTTTGTTGTTCGCAAAGGTCACCTGATCGTCACTACTGACGACGGATCTGCCAATGTCGGCCCCGGCTTCATGAGCGTCACTAAACCCAACACAAAGCGTGCTGGCGTTGCATTGACTGACGTCGAAGTGACAACATTCCACGCGAATCCAACAAACGAGACTGACCCGAAGACAATCTGGGACATGTACACAGTCCCAGCGCCATCTTTGGCTTTGGAGGCCATCCAACATCCAAACTTGGAGAGCAAAAAATGACTTTTGGACTATCTGGAGCCGCACTTGCTGGCGTTGCTGTTGGCGGCGCTACGCTGGTTTCCGGCTATATGCAAGGCGAGGCGGCAAAAGACGCAGCCGCAACACAGGCTGGAGCATCGCAAGCTGGCATCGAGGAGCAGCGTCGCCAGTTCGACGTTGTTCAGAAGCTGCTGGATCCGTATGTCACCGGAGGCACTGAGGCGTTCAAGCAGCAGCAAGCCCTGGTCGGCGTGCAAGGCCCAGAGGCGCAGCGTGCGGCCATCTCGGCCATCGAGCAAGGCCCGGCTTTTCAGGCTTTGACAGAGCAAGGCGAAAACGCCCTGCTGCAACGCGCATCTGCCACTGGCGGATTGCGTGGTGGCAACGTCCAGGCCGCGCTCGCTCAGTTCCGGCCGCAGATTCTCAGCCAGCTGATCGAGCAGCAATATGGCCAGCTTGGCGGTTTGGCTAAATTTGGCCAAGCATCCGCAGCAGGCACAGGCGCTGCTGCACAAGAAACAGGCAGCAACATCGCGTCACTTCTTGCAGCACAGGGCGCGGCAACGGCTGGCGGCCAGATGGCTGCAGGTAAGGCATTTGCGTCGATCCCGTCTGCCATCTCCGGCGGCTTGGGCATCTTCTCTGGCCTTGGAGGTAAATTCTGATGGCACTTCAACTACCAATGGCCCCAATCAACTACGGCATTGACGTGCCTGACCCGTCGCAGACATTCCTGCAGGCTTTCAAGACTGGCACAGCCATCACCGAAACCCGCATGGCACAGGAGCAGGCACAGCGCCAGGCCGATCAGCAAAAGACCGTCATGCAAGCCTTTGAGCGTTTGCGCAAGCCCGGCGCAACGGCCAAGGACTATGCCGACCTGGCCATGATGCTTCCCGAGACACAGGCCAAGGCCGTGCGCGAGAGCTTCAGCCTCATCAATGCCGACCAGCAACAAAACGCCCTGCAGCGATCTGGCCAAGTGTTTTCGGCCTTCAAGTCCGGCAAGCCTGACATCGCTGTGAACCTGCTCGACCAGCAGATCACTGCACGACGCAACGGCGGCGACGAGGAAGGTGCAAAGTTCCTGGAGACCTGGCGCGATGTGGCCAAGGAAAATCCAAAAGCAGCCGAGGATTACTTCGGCTTCACCATCTCTCAGATGCCCGGTGGTGACAAGGTCATCGAGTCCGCTGTCAAGCTGGAAGAAGACCGTCGCAAGGAACAACTCCAGCCGTTCACGCTGCGCAAAGCCACATCCGAGGCCATCATCAAAGAGGCCGAGGCAAAGTTTGCGCCAGAAAAGTTTGGTCTGGAAATCAACCTCACGCAATCACAGATCGATCAAGCCAAGGCGGCCCGTCGTGCTTCTGATGCTGCGGCCGCAAAGTCTGGCGCAGATGCAAAACGTGCCCAGGCAGAGGCAGATCAGATCAGCGCAGGCATCATTCCTGCCGACAAGCGCCCAGAGATAGAGACCAAGTTCCGCAACGAGTACAACAACCAGACTAAGCCTTACCAAGAAGTGAAGTCGGCTTATGGCCGCGTGCTGTCTTCTGAAGACACCGCAGTTGGTGACTTGTCGCTGATTTTTGGCTACATGAAGATGCTTGACCCAGGCTCTGTGGTGCGCGAGGGCGAATTTGCCACAGCGCAAAACGCAGCCGGTGTCCCAGAGCGAATCATGAACGTCTACAACAAGGTGGCCAGTGGCGAGCGTCTGAACAAATCACAACGTGAAGCGTTCAAAGGTCAGGCTAAAGGCCTGTACAACAGCGCACTGGAAGGCGAGAAAACAGTTCGCACTGGATTGGAGCGCATCGCAAAGGGTTATGGCTTGAAGACGGAAAACATCTTCTACACGCCAACCGAAACTGCACCGACTGCACCTGGCGCTCCTGCACCGGCCGCACCTGGTTCGCCTGCACCCGCCCAAGTGAGCGTCACGGCTCCCAATGGTCAGGTGATCACATTCCCTAACCAGCAGGCGGCTGACGCCTTCAAGAAAGCAGCAGGAATTCGCTGATGGCAACCGATTACGCAGCACTCGCACGACAGTTCGGTGGTACAGCCACCAGTCCCGCTGCGCCTGCTCCGGCAGCGCCTGCACCAGCACCTGCCGCAGCTCCAGCCGTCGACTATGCGGCCATGGCCACGCGGTTCGGTGGCCAAGCTGAACCTCAGAAGATGGGCTTCTTTGAGTCCGTTGGCGAGATGGTCACTGGCGCACGACGTGCAACGCCTGAAACCCAGGCGCTGCCAGAGTGGACTGGTATGCCAGAGCTGAACCAGATGAGCGTGGCTTCTCTGAAGTCTGCCATGGGCACCTTGGTTTCCAACCCACAGGAGACCGTGCAGATTTTGAAGGCCAACTTTCCAGGCATCGAGGCACGCCAAGACGCCAAGGGAAACTTCATCCTGAAATCGTCTGTTGACCAGAAAGAGTACGCCATCCCGCCCGGTTTCTCGGTTGGCGACATTCCGCGTGCTCTTGGTGGCTTGCTGGCATTCACCCCTGCCGGTCGCGCCACAACGCTTCCAGGCGCTGTTGCCGCTGGCGCTGGCACCCAGGCCGTGATCGAGGCAACCCAAGCAGGCACCGGTGGCCGCTTTGACACTGGCGAGGTTGTCACTGCTGGCGCTGCCGGTGGTGCTGGCCAAGTCGTTCAGCGTGCCGTGCAAGCAGCCGCACCTGCCGTGAGGCGTACCGTTCAGCGTGCCACAGGCCGTCCGGTAACTCCAGCGCCTGCAGCACCCGCTGCGGCCCCTTCTCCGGCCCCTGCTGCGCGAATTGAGCCAACGCTTGAGCCAATGCCTTCGCCAACTCCAACGGCGGCACCAGCGGCCCCTGCTGCGGCACCTGTGACCCCAAGCAAGACCGTGAGCCTGTTTGACGACTGGGTTCAGAAGAGCCGCGTTCAAGACCCGCAGACAAAAGACGTGTTCAGCGCCATCAACCGCCGAGCACA